TATATACTTTGTCTGATTCACTATCTAATAAGTCGCCCACCCATTGGTCTTTAACCAGTAGGTTGGCAATATAAAAATCTTGTAGGTCTTGTTTGTAAGTTTTAAAGAGCTTACCGAAATGGTATTTGTCCTTTCTCTTTAAGAAGGAATTGATATCTGCTTTAACCTTACCGTTGTATTTAATAAAGTCGTAGTCGTTAGAATAGAAATGCAGTTTTATACCAAGGTATAAAGTGTATGCGTCATATCCTTCACGACTCGTCATTACTTCACCAGTGTAAGACTGGTGGTTGCTTCCCTATGTGCTTTAATTACTCCGTCATTTGTCGGGGTGACAAAGACCACATTATAAAAAATGGTAGCATCAGGATTCTCTACTCCAGTAACAGCAATGCCATGTGCAAATCCCATACCATTGTTGGGTGTTTGAACTATCATGCGTGGGTCTGTAAGTTCCACATTACCGTCTTCTAGAGATTCAAGTTTTCCAACATACTCTCCACTCACTGTTACTACTGTAACAATATCACCTTTATCCATTATTTTTTCTCCGTAAAGAAGCCACTCAAGGTAGACTGACTTCGTGTGTGTCTGTTAATCATGTTTAACTGTTCGGCTTCTGCCTGTAGCTTTTCCTTAAGTGGTGTAGATATTAATCTCTTTGCACTCTCGGGTTCTACTTTATTAAGTTCACATATTCTAATTATTGCTGACATTATATCTGCATTCCCTTTTCCTTTCGCAAGTAATTTTTCAACTTGTTCGCTGAATTCCTTTTTTGATATCATCTTAGATTCCATATAAGTTTTTATATTGTTTTCTCAAAAGAGCTAGGGGTTCGATATAGTCTCGGTGGTCACAATTAAACATTTGAAATGAGTTCATTCCTTCCACTGCTACCAGAGCCATACATTCTTCAATCTCATGACCTGTTAGTTCTTCTACCATTAATGCATATGCAGCCATTTGAAGATACCATTGTTTCGCCATGTATTCTTCTTTTGGTTTTGCACTGCTTTTAAAATCTATAATCATTAACTGACCCTCAAACATTCCAATGCAATCTACTCGTCCAGCCATCTTAAGGGTGTTCGAATACATTGGAGCCTCTATGGCAAGTGGGACTATTTCATCTAAAACTGGTCTGACGGCACGGAACATTCCTTCTTGTATAATGTTCTCAAACTCTATAAACTCCTTATCTTTCTTAAGGTAGTCTTCCACATGTTGGTGAAATAGAGTTCCTCTCTTTGCACCCGCGGAAGAAATCTTATTGGCTTCTTCTTCACCAACTCTTTCTCTCCACAGCTGTATTTGCTTTCTTGATTCAAGGCCGACAACGGTTGTTACACTCGGGAATGCTTCTCCGTTTTCGTCTATGTAATATCTATTACCTTCCCTTTGTTCTGTCTTAAGGTCTAGGTGTTCTAATTCGGTTATATCTAACAGGGTTGTTCTCACTTGCATAATAATATTATATCACTTTGTTTGCTGTTTGTCCATATGCTTTTTGATAGTCCTTACAGACTTCTCTCTTTTAATATCTTTACTCCCATGTCTCTCATGAACATTTGAGCCGGGATGTGCGTCACCTATTTTGTTAAGGACATCTTTAAATCCACCATCTATCTTAACACGGTCACCGTGACCGCCTACAATATTAGGTGCAGATATTCGTTGTTCTAGGTGTGGGGATTGTTCTTTGAAATGCTCTAAGTCTTTATAAGACATGAAGTGTTCTTCGGTCTCACCAGTGAGTTCATTATAAAAATCATATCTAGGCATTATGTATTATTTATGGTTTAGTAAATATCCCATTCCAAAGGCAAGTGCCATAAGAACGCAAAGAATAGATATATGGTTCCACCTACAAGTAAAGGATATCTAAACTCTTTGTTTCTAAATAAATAAACCCCAGCCAATAAAAAAAGAAATCCGAAAAACATATCGAATATAAACATTTTGGGTTGGGTTGTTAGACTAGAAAGAATCGTCAATGATTGGTCTTGATTTTCCATAGTCAAATCCTAATTGTAATTTGTATGGGTCTTGGAGACGGCCAACATATTCTACTCCTTGTCGAGCAGTTGATGGTGCAACATAATCCAAATACTTATCTACCCAGTATCCTTTCCTCTTACAGAAATCTTCTACCTCTTCGTAGGTTCCCATTGCATACATTACATGGTTCCCAGCTTTATCGAGAACCTTAGCGAATTCCATATCGGATATATGACCAGTCCTTGGTAAATCTTGTACTAATTTTAATTCTTGTTGTTCCATTACTTATAAAATATATGTGCGTTAATATGTACGGTCTCATTCAAGTGTTGAGCCCAATAAGGATAAATGTAATCTGCATGATACCACATAGCACCTTCTGTTAAATCGAAAGGTTGTGTTAGTAAAAATTGATTAGCTAGTTGCTGACTTGCAATCCAAGTCTTACTGTCTTTTGGTTCGTCTGACTTACCGTCACAATACCAACTGAATTGACACATTCCCCTACGAGGAATTTGCTCACCAGTTTTCCATGATGTTCTATATTCTTTTGTTTCATAAACTACTTCACAAATAGTCTTGGGAAATTGCTCTGAATTAACTCGGTTCATGGTTACGAGAGCAACTCCTATTTTTCCAGCGAGTGGTTGGTTCCCAGCTTCGAAATAAATGTTTTGTGCAAGACAAAATGCCTCACTATTTACATCTTGTTTCAACGCGTGCGCGGGTGCAGCCCACATACCTAAACAGAACCCTAATACAAATAGGGCAACATACCTCATGCCTGTCATTTCCTTACGCATATTCTTACTCCCTTGAAGTAGTCTTTATTGAAGTCTTGGTTATACTTCTTGCTTACTCTAACTAAACAAGCATGAACACCAAACACTTTAAACACCAAGTAGTCTATGAAAGACACTTGGACTTGAAATTCTTTTTTATATAAGTCGCCTCTGTCAGGCCCACCTAGGAAATCTGCTACTATCATATTAAATAATCCGGCCCATAAATTCGTGAAGGTTTAATTGGATATCCTTTTAAAAGATTTCCTCTTGGTGCATTCAATGTAGGTGTTCTCCACCCAGCTGCTTTTAGAACATCACCTTTTTTAAACTCTATGAACTCTCCGCCACTCTTCTTTTTGTTCTTAACTTTGAAATCGTGTTTTGCAATAAATCCCCAAACACTTCGTTTAGGATAAACATTCTTTGAACCTTCGTTATAACATATCCGAATATATTTCTTACCATCTGTAAAATCGTGGAAAGTACCGTGGGATATCCTCGGCCATTTCCTTTCGTATTCTCTAGTTAAATCTTTGCAGAGTGTATCTACTGCTTCATTTAATTCCATTAAGCTACCTCTTCTTTCTTACCGTAGAAACCTGTGGGTAGTCTACTATTAAATTTTTCTCTTGCTTTTGCAAGCCATGCTTTGTATTCGGGAGTGTCAACGACATAATCGTCTTCTGTTTTATCCCAGTGGTGGTCAATTTTACTCCACACATCGTTAGTAACCCAGCCGTGACCTTTAATATGTTTTAAGTCTTCGACTGTAACTTTGTATCTAGAACCAAACGCATCTTCAACAAAGATCGTTTTAGTCATTGGGCCAACTGCATAGTTGGACTCACCGTAATTAACTTTACCTACTTTTTTGATAATCGGAACTGCTGGTTTCGTCCAGTAGTTACTTTCAAATTGAGGTTCTTCAATACATTTTTCGAGACCTTGTTTGATCTCAATTCCAATATAATCTGTATATTTTGCTGTCATAATTTTCCCCTAATAATAGCAGGGGCTGGAATAATCTTTTTCAAGGTTCCTGCTAGTCCTGCTACATTCATAATATTCTCTTAATATCCGCTTGTTGTGTGGGCATATGCATCAGGGCAATCTTTTACCCCGCAGACACAACCGTCATTGTTGTCATTATCTGCACTGTCATAATACGCATCAACTGCTGCCTTCTGTGAATCAGTAAGGTCTTTGTAATCTACATCGTTGAATGGATTTATCATACTTTTACTCCTAAAAAACTGGTGAAGTTCAGGACTGAGTAGAGAGACCACATCAAAGGCGTCGTAACCAGTCCTGCTATCAAACCAACTTTGTCTGCATCAATCAGGGTTACTGATCTTTTTGTTCCACTTCCAAGAGGGAGAGGCAACGAACCTCCGACTTTGTTGGTTAACTTCATGATATTTTTTGTTACTTTTCTCATTTCTATATACAGTATATCAAAAAGCGGAAGGCATTGTCAAGGCTTATTCCAAAAATCTTTCTCCCAAATCAATGGAATTCTCTTCCTTTGTTTGGTCTCTTCTAGCACTACTGTTTGCACATAGACAAAGATTGCCCCTATTAAAACGAGGATTAATCCTATAAAAAATTGTAGTCCAGTCATTTAAATCTCCCAGTTAATTGGAGGGGTGGGTTCCAGTTTTCACGCATGTCGTGTAATAATTGTGGACTTGGTGATGTTTCGGAACCCTTGTCCCTTACCCGAGTCTTTCGACCCCTATTAAACTATTAAACATATACCTATTATACCATAGATACAGCCCTATGGTCAAGGCCGTATTTGGTTAAATAGTGTATTACTGCTTTCTTCTCATTCGAGGTTAAATCGTCTACACTTGTAAACCTAGAATAGGTTAAACCTACAGTTACTAATTTATTACCAGCACACACGGCTGCATTCCACATTAAATCATCTTTCGGGTATAGCTCATTCTTTTCACATAATGTGATAAGGTTCCTACCCATCCGAACAAACTTCTCTTCTTGTCCCTTAAAGTTTTCATATATGCTCATTTGCATTACTCCATTATTTTAAATATAGAGTATATTATAACTAAAAGCCTAAGGCATAGTAAAGTGGGTTTTTGTAATTATAATCCGGCTTGGATTTTATCGAGTTCGAGTATCTTCTTATTAATAATATCTACACGGT